TTGATGTTTATCCTTGGCTCCAGTCTTACCTTGGCGCTTATTGCGCTGGCGGGAGCGGCAGCTACCAAATCCGTACCGTAAGAGGTTGATATGCCCGGAGCGTTAGACAAAGCTTTTCGAGCTGCAGCCAAGTCAATCGTTGAAGAGCTTGGCGACAGCCTTGATACGACTATTGATTACACGCGAAAGTTTGACGGAAAGTACGACGTTGCTAAAGGCTCGTTTACAACGTTTGACCGTCCTTATTTTGATTTGAAATGCCCAGTCGAATTTATTCGATCTGAGGAAGATGAAGGTTTAGAGACGCGGCAAGCTCGCATTTATATTGCGCCTGAGCAAATTGGCGGCAATCAACCCACTATGCAAGATGAGATTGTTCTGAAATTTGCAGGCTCAGACGAAGCTGCTCAAATTACGAACATTGAAACTTATCGTGGCGGCCAAGAGTATCTTTATATCGTGAGGGTGCGATTCTGATGGCAAAGCGCGGCATCGGACAAATTGTGACTGACCTTGAGCAGCAACTCAACAGAGATTTTAATGCTTTGATTGGTCTTACTGTTGAAGGTTTGTCTTCTACCACAAGCCCTGTAGACACAGGATTTTTTGCGTCTAGTTGGAAGGCGTCTACTCAAAGACCACAAGCAAAAGATGAAAAAACTGAGCCTTGGTCAACTTACAAAAAAGGCTCAAATCAAGGCACAATTAAACCGCGTCATCCAATCCCTGAGTTTAACTATAAGAGGCAGCCGACTGTTTATGTAGGCAACACTGCTGTATATGCCTTGCAGGCGTTTGCTTCGCCCAAGTCAAATATCCCGCAATTTGTTCAAGGCGAAATGCGTGATTTAGTAAACAGCACGTTCCAGGAAAAAAGAGCAGGCAGGATTTTTGCCCAGACTGGCCAGCGTATGGTCGCACCTGTCGGCTATGAACAACTTGGTGGTTAAGCTATGACTCTTGTAAATGCTCGCGCTGCTTTTGAAAAGGCTGTAACTGACGCGGTTGTAGCGGCGGACAAAACCGTCCTAATGGTTTATGACAACGTTCGTTTTACTACGCCTGGCAAAACTAAAAAATACGTTGTCATGAGCGTCAACTTCAACCGTTCAACGCTACAAAATCAAGGCGCCGCATCTGACTATTACAGCGGTGTGATCCAGTGCAACGTTTACGTTCCAAAATCAGGTGGAACGTCGGCGCTATCTGCAATTAGCGAATCTGTTATTGATGGCTTGACCTCAGTAAACGCTACTGGCTATGCAGATACGTTTAGTGTTTCTCCAAGGGTTATGGACGTTACCGGGCCAAGTCCTGTTGAGCTAGAGGACAAGGCGCATTTCCTAGGGATCATTTCTTGTCAATTTACTGCAGTCGTGTAGTATATTGATCGAAACGGTATTGATTTATGCGGGCCACCGAACTGCTTCGGAACAAGTTTGGCGTTAGCCAGCTTTACAAGTACGAGGTAAAAGAAGGCGACGAGGTGGTGCTTGAGGTGTTTTGGCACCCGCTTACTATTGAAGAGCGCGAATCGATCCAGAAAAAAGTTGATGCTGGCGAAAGCAACGACTTTGCTTTAGGTCTGATGATCGAAAAAGCATTGGATGAGGATGGCAAACGCCTTTTCCAAGATGGTGAGCGGGCTGCACTTAGAAACGCTGTAGCCGCTTCTGTCCTCCAAGGGATTCAGCTTGCCATGCTGGACTCTGGAACGGAGCATAAGGTGGAGGAAGCGAAAGCAGACCTTAAAAGCAAGTAACGACTGGTATTTTATTTTCTTCTTGGCGAAAGAGCTGGGCATGACGGTTGCCCAGCTTTCGCGTGATTTGACGCAAGAAGAGCTGGTCGGCTGGGCTGCTTACTTCGAGCTGCATAACGAGCAGCAGGAGAAAGCGATTCAGAACGCTAAGGCAGGCAGGGGGGCGCGAACGATGGGTGGGCGGTAGACTGGAGCGCAAGGCTCTACGTGTTTCGCTGTGGCTAATTACAACGTAGATATTGCGTTGGCTGTAAGAGGCTCGGAGAAGGCTGCGCGAGAAATAAAAAAACTTGAAAAAGCGATTAACGATATACAGAGAAAAGCAGCTGTAGATTTGGGTGGCCAAGTTCGTCTGCAAGGCGAGCAAAGACTGTTGCGTGAAAAAATTAAAAATTTTCAAATATCGCGAAGAGAGCTAAAAAATAGTCAAGAAATAGCCCGGCTGACAAATGAGCGTATAAAAGGGCTAAGCCAATACGCCAGCACTATTGGTCCGCAAGTTGATCGGATTGCTCAACTGCAAAAACGCGCTGCTCAAGAGCAAATCCAAGCTCAGCAAAGATATAACAAGTTAGTGGATGAAACTTTAGCTAAATTATCTCGCATAGCTGAAATTAATAGGAAAGCAAGCCAGTACCCTAGCCCGATTGGTCCTTCAAGAGGAGGCGTAACTCAGTATCCAGGCCCAATAGGCCCTGGGGCGGCTAGCCAGGCGAATGTACCTCAAGGCCCTTTTAGCCGTTTAGTCGATAGGCCAAGGCGCATGGCCGGAGCGGGTAACCCTGGCGGCGGGCTTGCGGCAGGTATTGGCTTCCCACTGCTGTTTGGGAGTGGCCCGGGATCGACGCTTGGTGGAGCGGCGGGAAGCGCATTTGGCTTTGGCGGTCAAATATTAGGGAGTGCCCTTGGCAAACAGCTCGATCAACTACAAGAAAGGGCAAATAATCTTGCAAAGGCTTTAAGAGGTGTAGGTAGCATATTTGACGCTTTAGAGGCCACTGTAGGCGGTGTTGACGATGAGACTAAGCGTTACATCCAAAACCTAGAAAACAGTGGTCAAAAAACAAAAGCTGCTGCACTGGCAGCGGATGTATTGGCTGAAAAAATAGGGGTAAAAAACGCCGAAGCATTCATAAGCGCCGGGCAAGCTGCTGATGGCGCGTCCGAAGCTCTTAAAAATGTAGGGACTGTTCTTGTATCGCTTTCGGAAAGATTTAGGAGAGCAGGTGAAAATCCTACGGGTTTGACGCCTAACGGCGTTTTGGATTTGTTGCCGCCTCAGTTTAGGCCAGCCCCGCCTACGCCAATTGAAGACACACCAGAGTTTAAAAACAGAACAACAGACCTTAAAACAGCTCTTGATTTAGAAAAACTGCTGACCGCAGAGAAAAAAGCACAAGGAGGCGTAGACGAAAAAGCAATTGCTCTAGCGTCTGAAGCTGTAGTTAAAAAGCAGGCTGAAATAGAAAAAGATTTAATAGCTCGTGATTTAAAAGATAAAAAAATAGACAAAGAGCAAGAGGCTTTAAAAATTGCAGCGGTGCAAGAGCGCTTGGATCAAAGACTGTTGGATATTGCTGAGAAAAGGGTTAATGCAGCAGAGCGCAAAAGAAAAGAAGATGAGGCCGATGCAAGAAGAGCTGAACGCGAACGGAAACAGAGAGAGCGTGCGTTGCAGCAAGCAGAAAAGCAACGAAGAAGTCAATACGATGCTGCAGTTATTAGTGAGGCAGGTCAATTTACCGCCTTGCTTGAAATTAGACAGCAATTAACTGCGCTCCAAGAAGGGGAAAGCGCTGCTTTGCAGCAAAGGTCTAATGATTTGGATAATATCGTTAACAACGAAAAAACAATACTAGACATTAAATATGAAGCAGCAAGTGCAAATGCTAAATCACTTGAAGAACAGCAGTCTCTTCGTAGTGCTTATCTTGATCAAGTAGAAGCTCTTAACGTCAGAGCCAAGCTTGAAGCAGAAGCTATAGCTCAGGCGCAATCTCGAATACAGCTAGAAAAAGCATTGCTAAGCCTTCAGCAGCGGCAAGCTCTTCGTGGAATACAAACTGGCATTGGCAGGCAGATTGAAGACGCTAATTTGCGCCCGACTGGCAGCATGGCGCAAGACCAAGAGATAGCGCTTCGGATAGACCAAATACGCAGGCAAAAAGACGCAGAGCTTGAGCTTACTGATGCAATTAAAGCGCAAGAGCTTATTAGGGATTCAGTCACTAGCGATGAAAATATACAAAAAGCCGTTGATGAAATAGGCAGATTAGAAAAGCGTTTAGCTCTAACTAGAGAGCTGCTGCCTCAACTAGACGCAGCCGAGCAGGCTCAACTTAAATTCAACCAAGCGCTCGAAACGGCCAAGCCATTTGCAGACGCATTCACCAGCGGTTTGCTCGATGGAATGGTTGCTGTTGTCGATGGAACGAAAACAGCGGAGCAAGCCTTTGCTGATTTCTTAAACAGCATTGCAAAGATGCTGATGCAGACAGCGCAGCAGATGATTGCTCAATACATCGCGCTGGGAATTGCTCGCATGTTTGCGGGTGTTCCAGCAGCTAGCTCAGGCACTGACACTTCCTTTATGGGTGGCAGTTTTAACCCGCTTAATTTTGTAGCTGGGCCATTTAGCCAGTACGGCACCAGAGCGCTTGGTGGTTCGGTCTCTGGCAACCGGCCTTATCTGGTCGGAGAGCGTGGGCCTGAGCTGTTCGTTCCAGGTGCTCAAGGCAACATTGTCCCAAACAATGCAATGGGAGGCGTAAATGTCGGTACGATCAACATATCTGTCGAAAACACCGGAGAGCAGTTGTCACCGCAAGCCCAAAAACAACTAGCGGGGCAGGTCAGAGGAATTGTCCTTGGTACGCTTGCTAGTGAACGCCGTAGCGGAGGAATGCTCTAATGGCTTATATCGCTTTTAATGACATTCCGCTAGATCAGTCTTTAACCCAAACGCGTTCACACCGTGTGCAGCGGGCTCAGTTTGGGGACGGTTATAGCCAGGTTTTAACTGACGGCCTTAATTCAGAACAAGAGACTTGGCAGTGTCAAACACCGCCATTGAAATATGCAGAGATAAACTCATTAGAAAGTTTTTTCCTTGAGAAGAAAGGACAAGCAATAACTTGGACGCCTCCATATAGCACTAAAACATTTTCTAAACCATTTACTAGCGGCACTATAAATTTAGGTTATACAAACATAAGCTCTTTAACGCTGACGGGGTATACAGTTTCAACCAACTATACCGTAAATTTATCGACGGGCATCGTAACCTCTGTTGACATTTCAAATGGCATAAACATTCCAATTACTTTAACACTTGCGGCCAAGACGTTTCTTCTTTCGAGCGGATGGACTATTAGCACCATTGACTCAGCGTATGGGCGGCTATCGTTTGAACTAACGAGGGTTTATTTATGACGCAAGCCCCTCCCAACGCAGAAACATTTAAGACTGAACTGCCTCAAATTATTGATTTGTTTTCTTTGGACATTTCAATACTTTTGCCGCAAGGCTCTAATGCGCAAAGTATTTATTATTTTGCAAATTGGTCGCAGGTGAACGGAGCAAACGTGGTTTATAAGACCAAAACGTACACGCCATTACCGCTTACGTCTTCTGGCTTTGAATTAAACACAAAAGGTCAATTAGCTCGTCCAACGCTGACATTTGCAAACGTAGGCCTAGGGATTACATCGCTAACAAACACGTATCAAGATCTTGTTGGCGCAACAGTCCAACGCATTAGAACTTTGACCACATATTTAGATGGTGCCCCTGGTGCAGACCCAAACGCGTTTTGGGGGCCAGATGAATGGATTGTTGAGCAAAAATCCAGCGAAGACAAGTTGGCTGTGTCTTTTCAATTAGCAATTCCATTTGACTTAGAAGGGCGTGCCCTGCCTGGACGCAGGTTGTTACGTGAGCAGTGCCAGTGGATTTACAAGGACAGCATTGGTTGTGGGTATAACGGCACAAATTATTTTGACGCTAATGATCAAGCCGCCTCTGCTGGGAATGATGTTTGCGGCAAGCGTTTAACAAGCTGCAAGCTACGATTCGGGAACACTTCACGTTTACCTTTTGGCGGCTTCCCAGGCCTGACCGATTCAATGGGTTAATTATGCTTTCTTCTTTTAGCAATCCGATTACAAGCGAGCAGCAAGCCAAGATTCGGGAGCGAGCAGAAGCAGCGCACCCTGTTGAAGCATGTGGGTTTGTCTTGAACAATGGAGATATTGTTGAATGCACCAATGTTTCTAGCGGCAAAAATAGTTTTAAAATCAGCGCGGAAGAAACTGCTTTGTATCTTGATGATGCGGCAGCGTCTTGGCATAGCCACATTGATTTTGGCTCTGTCAGCTTTGCAGACATCAACGCATCTAAAGCTTTAGCCTTGCCTTACGCCGTATTTAATTGCGCTGGCACAGAGCATTTTTACTTTGACCCAAGCCAGTCGGTAGGCTTGCTGGAACGGCCTTGGCTGTATGGCGGTTATGACTGCTATTCAGCAGTGCGTGATTGGTATAGCCAAGAGATGGGTGTTGATATGGGCGACTACGAGCGCTTGTATGAGGGCGAATGGGCACAGCGTGGATTCACCCACTTTGAAGACAACTTTGCCGCTGAAGGTTTTGTGCGGATCCCCCCGTCAGTGCCGTTGGAGCGGGGCGACGTGTTCTTGATGAAGATTAAAAACGACGATGCTTGCAACCATGTCGCAGTGCTGGAAGACCCAGAAGCCAACCAGATTTACCAGCATTTAGTAGGCCGCAAGTCTGAGGTGATGTCCTACAGCGGCTATTTCCGCGATAATACGGCCATGGTCGTTCGACGCATTGCCTAATGGTTACGATCCGATTGGTTGGTGAAGCTGGACGCAAGTTTGGCCGCAAGTTTCAGTTAGCGATCAAGACGCCTGCAGAAGGCCTGCGAGCTTTGATGCTGCAGATCCCTGGCCTGCGGGAATACTTGCTGGAATCGGGTGACAAGGGTGTCGCTTGGAAGGTGATAACTGATTACGCGCAAGACGGCATTGATGAAGAGCAGTTGCTGTGGCCAATTAGTAAACGGCTTGTCCTTGCGCCAGTTCCTGTTGGTCGTGGCGGTGTCGGCAAGATTGTGGCTGGTGTGGCGTTGGTGGCCTTTGCAGTTATCACCGCTGGCGCTGGTTTGATTCCAGGCCTTGGCTTGGGATTTGGCGCTAGCACCGCTATTGGCATTGGCGCAATTGGCGCTTCAATGATTTTTGGCGGCGTGGCAGAGCTTCTAACGCCAACGCCTAAAATGCCGAATGTGCCTAAATTTGGCGGCTCAAGCCCAACTGCGGGTCGCAGCGAGGTTCAACAGTTAAATTCATTTACGTTTGACAAGTCAAACGCCAACACAGTCCAAGGCGACGTTGTGCCGGTGCTGTATGGGGAACGTATCATTGGTGCATTGCCTGTCCTTTCGTTCGGCCTTGAGCTGCAAAATCACCTGTAATGGACAGTGACATTCAAGCCACGGAAGTAGAAGTTAGCGGCGCTGGCGGCGGTGGTGGCGGGCGGTCACGTCCCAAAACTGTTGTTAAGCAAACAATCGTTCAAGCTCCTAAGCCGCGACAGCCGGTTGAGGCGGCTAACAATCTTTTTTCGGTTGCATTCGCTAAAACTGTTTACGCGTTATCTGAAGGTGAAGTAGAGGGGTTCCCAAACGGTATTGAAAAAGATGTTTATTTAGATGGCGTCCCAATCCGCAACCCCGACAATACAGCAAATTTTGAAGGTTTTATACTTGACCATCGTGACGGGGATGATGCGACTCAAACTCCGATCTCAGGTTTTAATCAGGTAGAAAATACTGTCGCAGTAAATGTTGCAGTCACAAAAGCCAGTGGGGCGATTAGCCGAACAATTACTGATACAGATATTGAGCGTGCAAGGATTATTATTTCGCACCCTGCACTGCAAACTCAAAATCAAACAAATGGTGACATTAGCGGCACTTCGGTAAGCTACAAGATTGAAGTCAATTCGAATGGCGGAGCGTTTACTACGGTTAGCACGCCAACTGTCTCAGGTAAATCAAATAGCGAATTTCAAAGGGCGTATGAGTTTGACCTGCCTGGAACGGGGCCTTGGGTTTTGCGTGTCTCCCGCGTAACCGCAGACAGCACTTCTGCTTTCATTCAAAATGCTTTTTCTTGGCAAAGTTACGTTGAAATTATTGATGAAAAATTTGCTTACCCAAACACAGCATGTGTTGCGCTAAAAGTTGACGCCAGGCAATTTAATACTATTCCTGACGTATCCGTAAAGTTGCGAGGCAAGCGCGTTCAGGTGCCTACAAATTACGATGCGGCGACCCGAACTTACACGGGGCTGTGGGACGGGACTTTCCAGATGGCATGGACAGATAATCCTGCTTGGATTTTTAGAGATATTGTTTTAAACGAAAGATTTGGCGTTAAACGTTACGCGAAGTCGCTTAGCATTGACCCTTGGTATCTTTACACAATTAGCCAGTATTGCGATCAACTTGTGCCTAACGGTGCAGGGGGATCTGAGCCGCGCTTTACGTGCAATGTTTATTTGCAAAATCCAGGCAGCGTGTATGACGTACTCAACGCGTTGGCCTCTTGTTTCCGAGGTTTAATTTATTACAGCGAAGGTGAGTTGTATTTAACTCAAGACCGTTTGCAAGATCCTGTTCAGCAATTTAGCGAAGCAAACGTTATTCAGGACGTTGCAGAAAACGGTGAGGTGTCTTCACCTTGTTTCTCTTACGCGGGCTCCGCTCGCGCAGCGCGTAAAACTGTCGTGCTTGCGAATTGGGACGATCCTAATCAGGTTTACAGTTCAGTCACTGAGTACCAGCAGGACGATGAAATGCTGGAAAAACTTGGATATAACCCTGTTGATCTTCGCTTGATTGGCGTCACTTCTCGCGGCCAAGCTTTGCGAGCTGCCAAACATACGTTGTTCAGCGATCGATACGAAACAGAAAAAGTAAGTTTTCGAATTGGAGCGGAAGGTTTGGCCGCTGGCGTTGGGGAGGTCATACAAATTGCTGACCCTCTCAAGCAAGGCCAGCGTTTAGGCGGTCGAATACGTGCTGTTGATGGAGACGAGATTACGATTGACGCACCGCTAACGCTGCAGTCTGGAACTGCGTACACGCTGACTCTTGTGGTGGTAGACGGTGAAACTTTGACAAATGCAGATGGCACAAAAACTGTTCGGCCAAAACTAGAGGCCGTTAACATTTTAAGTTCAACAGTTAATGAAAATGACGGTTCAACCACGATTAAGGTTAGCAGCGCGGTAGCTACGCAAGCAGGCGCTTTGTGGGTTCTTGAATGGTCTGCAATGCAAGCCGCTCTTTACAGGATTATTTCAATCGCTGAAACAGAGCCTTTAATCTACCAAGTTGAAGCAATCCAATATAACAACAGTAAATATGGATACGTTGACAATGATTTGCCAGTTGCCATCCCTAAAGATCGATTTCAGGTTAGGGAAGCAGCCGTGCCAACTGACCTTGACGCAGATCTTGACTATTCAAATGGTCAAACTTCAATTCTTGCGACGTGGAGAGCGCCTCAAGTTAATGGCGCAGATGATTTATTGATAAGAGGTTACAGGTATCAATGGCGCAAAATCAACGACACTGAATGGCATGATGTTGTTGACGTGCAAGGAACAGTTGCTGAGATCCCGCTTCAAAATCACATTTTTGGCAACAAGTACGAGGTGCGTGTTGCTTCTGTTAATCGCTTAGGCAGCCAATCAGACTGGGTTGTCTATGAAGTTGAAAACTTCCCCCCTATCCCTGACTTGAGTGACGTGGCTTTTGGGGCAACACTTACTCACGCAAGTCAGCCTGACGGGACGCACCTGCTGATTGTTGACTCTGGAACGTGCCCAATCCCTGAGCGTATTAACGGTTATCGCTGCTGGGTAAAGCCGCGCACTTTAACCACTGGAGAGATCCCAGGTGTCAAGCCTCCGAATGAAGAGGGTTGGTATTTCTTGGCGGACATTCCGCTTACCGGCTATTACACCCAAGCGTTCCACGCGCCAGACACTTATGACGTGCGTGTTAATTTTACCAGCGCAATTTTTGGGGAAGAGCCGACAAATTACATTTTTGATCTAGTCGAGCGCGATGAGATTGCTCCGCCAACTCCGAGCAATTTTGGGGTTGTTGAAAATCAAAACAGCAGTGGCAAGCGCTTTAGCTGGCAGTTGCCATTAAGCATTTACGGGAGCTGGGACCAAAGTGTAGTCGCAGACGTTATCGCTTATCAGGTCAGATTTAAGAAAGGGCCGTTGGCAACAAATATAATTGAATTTGATGTTGCGACTGATTTAATTTCAATTAAGACAGGCACCGTTATCGGCACAAAGGTCAATCAACACTTACTTACGGTTGGTGAAGAGATAAAATTTGCCGCTTCTACTGGAACTTTGCCTACAGGAATTGTAGACGGAATTACTTACTTTGTGGCGGCAGATGGTTTTTCAAGTGTAGCTTTCAAGGTAAGCGCGACACAGGACGGTGCCCCGATTAGCCTGAGCGGCACTGCAAATGGCAAATACAACGTAGCCGGTCCTGCTGCAATTAAAAAACGTCTTGATTTGCAGGCATCTTGGTTTGCAGGCATTGAACTTGCTTCAGGCGGATTGCCTGCTCAGCAGCAATGGTTTGAAACGAGTTTGTTTGATACAGATACTTGGACTGTCATGGTAAAAGCAGTTGACGCAACTCAATGGCGTTCTGACATTCCTGCTTTTGTGCTAGTTAACATTGGTGCGCCGCCTGTAAGCAACGCGGTTCAGACTGTTAACGCAAAAACACAAGGCCCAGGCAATTGGCCAGGTGTTAAAGATAATTGCGAAGTTAGCGGCGGCAATCTTGTTCAAATTAACCCTGAATTGGACAGTATTTTTACTTGGAATTTTGACAACAACAATCTAGAAAGCGCACTTCTGCTTAACACAACTTCGACTTCAACTTATCAGCATAAATTAGTTGCTTTGACCGGCGAAAAGCTTGGGCTTGTAAGCGAGGGGCAGTCTTTCGTCACATTTGATGCGACGAGCGACACAGTGACTACTGTTCAAGGTACACCTCCTTCACTTAGCCCGATAAATCATGGGCTTGCGGTAAATGATCAAGTCAGGTTCATAGTCAACACGACTCCTTTCTCTTTGCCAAGCGGCATTACTGTCGGCACAACTTACTTTGTCATAGCGTCAGGCTTAACCGCGAGTGCTTTTAAAATTAGCGAGACCTTGGGCGGAGCCGCTGTTGATATAGGTAGTTCAGGCGGAAGTAGCAAGGAATACAGTGTCGTATTCTTTAATGACGGTGGTCAAGGCGTTCCAATAGATATTGAAGACAAGCCGCTTGTTATTGATGTCGCTAATAACAATTTTTCTTTGCAGCGGAATGGCGCTACTATCAGCCACGGCTTAGTCTTAAATGACACGCTTAAGTTCGTAGTCATTAGCGGATCTTTGCCGTCTGGCATTTCTGCCGACGTTGTTTACCATGTCGTGTCCACGGATTTGACTGCAACGACTTTTAGGATTGCTGCTACTCAAGGAGGCACAGCCATTGAGTTAAGTGGTTCTGCGAGCGGCACCTATGCAGCAAGAGGGTTCCAGCTTTTGGCTGAGCAACGATTTTATTCAGATCAAGAGCTAGCAAATGGTGGTGTTGTTCACCCTTATGCACCGTTTGAAAAATTGCTTGGCGACGTTTACCGCGTGGTAACAACCTTTAAGAGCCCAGATGGTGGAACGGAGATTGGCAATATCACTGAACTCACAGCGCAGCTGGACTATCCAGACGTAGTGGAGAAGCAGAACGACGTGGCGGTTTCCAACGTGGCATCTGGAACGGTTATCAACCTCGCCAAGACGTTTAGGCAGATCAAAAGCGTAACCATCACCGCGCTGCAGACGACAACAAACCCAAATGTAGTGACCGCTGTGGTTAGGGCAAAAAGCACCAGCTCGGTTACGATTAGTTGTCTGAACTCAAGCGGCAACCCTGTTGCTGGTGAGGTTGACATTTTGGTGATTGGTTTCTAATGGCTGACGCACGCATTTCCCAGCTGCCTTCGGCTAGCACGATTTCAGCTAATGACGTGCTCCCGTTTACCAGCATTAGCGCAAGCGAAACACGGCGAATTACAGCTAACAGCCTTGGCTTGGTCCTTACCCAACTGGGGCTGACTGTTGGGTCGAGTGCGCCGACAAGCCCAGCACCTTATAACGGGCAACTCTGGGTGGACACAAGCACTAATCCGCCAGTCTTGAAGGTTTATAACGGCGCATCATTTACGATTGTCAGTTTTTTACCAGGTTCTTCGGTCGCCACCAGTCCTTCTAACAGCGCTCCAACGTCGCCTGTTGCCGGTCAGCTTTGGTTTGATACAAGCCAAGATCCTGACGAGTTGAAAATCTATGACGGTGCGAATTTTGTTCGCGTTGACCCTCAAGGCATTACGCAAACCGCTGGTGATGCAAGGTATCTGCAGCTTGATTCAACTTCAGGCTCGCCAACCAGTGCCGCTTCATATTTGCAATTAGCCGGTGGGGCGTTGACGGGCAACTTGACGCTTGTGGGTGATCCAAGCTCCAACAATATGGCGTCAAACAAAAAATATGTTGACGACAGCATTGCGGCGATTCCTGCAGCAACAGACCTGACGCCTGCAGGCACAATCATTTATTCAGCAAGGTCAACTCCCCCAACTGGATACTTGGCAGCTAATGGCGCAGAAATCAGCCGATCAACATTTGATACGTTGTTTGCAGCGATTGGAACAACTTATGGCAATGGCAACGGATCAACGACTTTTAATGTTCCGGACTTGCGCGGTGAGTTTATTCGCGGACTAGATAGCGGCAGAGGCGTTGACAGCGGTCGAGGGCTTGGGAGCCAACAGGCTTCTGCAAACGTCAGTCACACACACGAAGTTGAAGGAAGCACAGACACTACACAAATCAGGGGCACAGTCCGAAAGATTTCGGAGACTTACGCTGGCCTAGGCACGGCTAGTGGCGTGTTTTCAAAAATGTCGAACCAAGATGCGGGACTGACGCCAGATAGCCCCGACACAAGCCCTACCGGTGGTTTTTCATTAGTTGCTGACCACTCCCACCCGATTGATTTTACAAGTGGAAGTAGAGGCGGTACGGAGTCGCGTCCGCGCAACATCGCCCTGCTTGCCTGCATCAAAACATGACGCAAGGTAAAATCACGTAAGGAGGTGCCTTATGGCTATTAGCCCTGGGACGTACAACGTAAATATCCAGCGTAGAAGCGACTGGAGCGTGATTTTGCAGTTCAAGGACAGCACCGACACGGCTATCAACTTGCTTGGCTATACGGTTTATGCGCAGGCGTGGGACAAGGCGCGCTCAACAAAATACGCAGATTTTGGCGTTGCTTACACAGACCGATCCAACGGGAAGGTCACGATCAGCCTGACTGACGCCCAAACAGCAACCTTCATCGACGAGGTGTACTACGACGTAATGCTGGAGAACGGCGATGGATTGCGGGAGTATTACTTGGAAGGCGTTATGTTTGTATCGCAGGGGTACACGTCGCCATGACAGCAGTCAACGTAACGACTGACGGCAAGACGGTAGTCGTTGAAGACACCACTACAAACACTGTCTCGATCACCACAACTGGTCCTCAGGGCCCTGCTCCAGATGGATTCGTGTTTGATGGATCGGCTAAAGTGAATAACAGCATCCTCTATTACGACTCAACTTCTGGGTCGTTTAAAGCGGACGACACGACCACTAAACTCAAGCTCGTAGAGGGCGGGGACTTCTAAGCCATGGCAAACACCATTCGCATCAAGAAGCGTGCTGCCTCTGGAGCAGATGGCGCTCCAACTTCGCTCGCCAGTTCAGAACTTGCTTTTAATGAGTCAGACCTAAAGCTGTACTACGGCTTTGGGGACAATGGCTCAGCCGTTGCCACTTCAATTATCACTGTTGGTGGTTCTGGCGCATTTGTATCCAAGACCGACGCCAAGGGTGCAAACCTTATTCTCGCTGGCCCTACGACCGGCTCTGATGCAAACCCAACTTTCAGGTCTTTAGTAGCTGCTGATATTCCCAGCATCGCCCACACCAAGATCAGTGATTTTGACACTGGCGTGCGGTCTAACCGCTTGGATCAGATGTCTGCCCCTACGGGCAATGTTGACATCAACTCCAACAAGCTGACCAACGTCACTGACCCGACTTCGGCGCAGGATGCAGCGACCAAGGCGTATGTCGATGCGGTCAAGACTGGCCTGGACGTAAAGGATTCGGTCAAGGTGGCCACTACGGCCAACATCACGCTGTCTGGAACGCAAACCATTGACGGTGTTGCGGTTTCTGCTGATGAGCGTGTGCTGGTCAAGGACCAGTCAACTGCATCTGAAAACGGGATTTACGATTGCAAGGCTGGGGCCTGGGCACGTTCCAGCGACTTTGACGCAGACAGCGAAGTCACGTCTGGCGCGTTTGTCTTTGTTGAGCAGGGCACTGCAAATGCAGACTCTGGTTTCGTCTTAACCACCGATGGGACAATCACGGTTGGCTCTACTGCGTTGAGCTTCACGCAGTTCTCCGGCGCTGGTCAGATCACAGCAGGAGATGGCCTGCAGAAGTCAGGCAACGCACTGTCAGCCGACCTCAAGGCCAACGGTGGGCTTGTTATTGAGTCTGCTGAAATTGCTCTGAAGCTGGATGCAAGCAGCATCACCGGAACTCTTGCAATTGGCGATGGTGGTACGGGCGCAACTTCTGCCTCTGATGCCAGAACGGCACTTGGCGTAGCAATCGGAAGTGATGTTCAAGCGTTTGACGCTGATCTAACTAATCTTTCAGGTTGTCAGTCTGGAGCGTCTGCAGCTCTGGCCGCGCTGACCTCTACAGAGGTCGCAATTCTGGACGGTGCAACGGTTACGACTGCTGAGCTGAACATTATCGATGGCAACACCTCAGCAACAGGAACAACGCTTGCAGCCGCTGATTCCATGGTGATGAACGATGCAGGCACTATGAAGCAAGTTGCATTGACTGATTTGATTACTTTCATCGCCAACGGAGGGGTTAGTTCTTACGTGGTCGATGGCGGCACTTATTGAGCTAATTCATGGCAAACACTATTAAGCAGAAAAGAGGCACCTCTAATCCTCAGGCTTCAGACCTTGTGGTCGGTGAACTTGCAATCAATACCACTGATGGCGGCGTTTTTACTAAAACTGACGGTGGCTCAGTTGTTGAGGTTGGGGGCAGCAGCAGTGGGCTTAGCAACAACAGCACTAAAACCAGCAGCCTTGGGGTTGGAGAAAATGCGCTTGACTCTGAAACCACAGGCAGTAAAAACACTGGCATAGGAGCTTCTGCCCTTACCGCAGTAGAAGATGGATTTGAGAATACAGCTGTTGGAGCGTTTGCCGGAACCTCAAGCGTTAGCGGTTTTCGCAGCTCTTACTTTGGCTTTAACGCAGGAAAGTTTCAAACCAGCAATGTAAATGTTGGCATTGGAGCTTACGCCTTACAAGGAACATCTGGCTCTTCAACAGCCGCTGGCAACACGGCGATTGGGGTCGAGGCTCTTTTTAGCAGTGAAAACGGTGGCAACAATACAGCAATCGGCTACAAAGCACTTGAGGACAATACCAGCGGCTCGTCTAACGTCGCGGTTGGCGATGGCGCTCTCAAGGACAACACAACAGGAGGCTCTAACGCAGCCCTCGGAAACTATGCCTTAAACGAAAACACCGAAGGAAACTACAACACAGCTATTGGGTCCGGAGCTTTATATAGCAACACAACCGGTGAACTCAACACAGCCGTTGGTTGGACTGCTGCATATAACACTGACACGGGCAAACGCAACTGTGCCTTTGGTACAGGCGCTTTATATTCGAACGAAGGCGCATGGGGCAGTTGCGCTTTTGGATACGAAGCCCTGAACAGTGTTAGCAGTATTGGGTACAACTGTGCCTTTGGATACGAAGCTCTAAAATTAAATTCGCAGGCGGGAAATTGCGCTTTTGGCTACCAAAGCCTAAACCAAGCAAGCGCCCTGGGTAACACCGCATATGGTTACCAATCTGGTGACAGCCTTACCAGCGGACAGAATAATATTATTATTGGTTATGACGCAGATGTCAGCAGTGCGACTGTTAGTAACGAAATAACGCTAGGCAACACAAGCATTTCAGCGTTTCGAATACCGGGCATAAATTTAGAAGCTTCTGCGGGTATTGTTAGCGTTAAAAATAACGGCGCACGTTCCGAGGTTCGTTGGTATTGCGAGTCAAGCAACGCTCATTATGTTTCATTAAAAGCACCCGCACATGCTGATTTCAGCGGGAATATTACTCTTACCCTGCCTCCGACTACCGGCAGTGCCAACCAAGTCTTAAAGACTGATGGCTCTGGCAATCTTGACTGGGTCGCTCAAACCGCTGCCTATACAAACAGTGATGTTGACTCGCATCTAAACCAAAACAACCCAACTTCTGGATATGTGTTGAGCTGGAATGGCTCAGATTACGCATGGGTTGCACAGTCCGGCGGGGGAGGAGGTAGTACGTCGCCAGGCGGTTCAAATACTCAGATTCAATTCAATAACTCAGGCAGCTTTGGAGGGTCTTCAAACCTGACATTTGACGGCACAAACTTAACTTGCGGAGGCACTGTTAGTGCTGTATCTTCTGCATCAAGCACTGCTGGACTGAGAAAAATCACCACTTCAACGTCTAGTCCTTCTGGCGGTTCAGATGGTGACATCTGGATCAAATACACTGCATAACGATGGCTACTTATTACGTTGACTATGAAGGCGCTGCTGGATCGGGCAACGGCACTAGCTACGCCAATCGAGCTGGAATGGTTTATGACATTCAGAGCAGCATATCGGCTGGCGATACCATTCGAATCAAAAAAACAGCAGACCCAACCTCTTTAGGGACGGGTGAGGTGGTATTAGCGCCTGACTGCGATTACAACGGTTATAGCAAATCAGGGAGCAATATTACTTACAGCAGTACTGATGGAGAGACAAAACTCACCAGCATGGGCCAAGGCTGGATAACTGGCGACATTATTCATGTTTCTCACCCTGACACGACCGCTGGGAAAAGCATTTCTGGTTTATGGCGGGTCACACTTGAGGCTGGCACGGAGACTAACGCTACTTTAAAACTTGACAATTTTCCGGGGACGACAGGCTCTAGCAGTACAACTTTCAAGTATTTTACTTGTGTAAATGCAATTTACCTAAATACCGACAACTTGACTAAATCTATTGCCTGCCGTGACGCTTACAGAGACGCATGGACTGCTGGCAGCAATGTAACCGCGAGCTATTCGCACCCTACTTACAGCTCTTGGAGTACAGGATACGATTACACTCTATTTACTGGTGCGGATTATATTAGCGTCCACAGCTCCGCTGGAGCGGGTAAAGCGGCTCACTATGAGCTGCCTAGCACGTTAGATCTTTCTGGCTATCAGCAGGTTTCATTTGCTTTTAAAGCCAACCAAACCAACACTAGCGTGGCTGATACTGATTTCAGCCTGCGTCTTTGCACTGACACGGCAGGCGATACGTCAGTTCACACAATCCCGATCCAGTTTAAAAGGCAAAAGACAAACACTTGGACAAACAGAACTATAGATCTTGGCACCAATTTAAATGCCAGCATTAAATCAATTGCGATTTACAAGGACAACGCAAGCGCGACAAGCGTTAACTTTTACTTTCAAAATGTTATTGCCTGCAAGGCTGATTCTTCTGCAGATAGCATTACCCTCGACAAATTAGTTGGTCTAAACACCGCCGCTGATCCTGCTTGGTATCCTATTGCCGCCATCTGGGACAACATAATCTATCTGGACGTGTCTCGCCGAGGTCGAGCGCAATGGGGTTATTACGGCAGCAATGCCGCGCAATTCTCTGCTAGCAATAGCTCAGCAACTATTTATCAACGCAAGCAACATAGGGCTGATAACAGCAAGGTCACCCAAGACGATAACTTTGGGTGGGAAGAGTATGCCGGTGCGAGCGGAACAGAGGCTAATCCTATAACAATAAGCGGAGGCTGGGACGACACAAATATGTCTACCCGCAATGGAAAAACATGCGTGCTACTGAACGACCGGATGATTCCGTTTTATTCGACCAGGGATCATATTCACTGGGAGCACCTTTATGCGTCACATTGCGGGCGCTTGTGGCATCAAAACGTTACTGAAGGGGTAGGGTTTACAGCCTGTGGGTTCTCGAAGTACGAGAGAGGCTTTTATGTTAATACCACCGCTACGGCTACAAAGTTTGGAATTGATTTTATAGTAAGCAATGGAGATGGATATTCTTTTAATTTCAGAGAGATGTCTTTCACTGGAGCCACTCTGTCAGATTTTTACGTCAAATCTGCTTGTGGGCAGGGCCACAATGGCGCAATTGTATACGTAAACAATGCCTCCAGCGTAAAATTTGCCACCCTTAATCTTGTGGGCTGCGGTAGCAGACCTGTCTATGTGACCGACAACGCGACTTGCAGCACGTCAACTCTTTCCTTTGGTTATAACCACTCGACCAATTCATACCCCTACGCAGCCGGTACTGGCTTTTTTCAAGCGGACGTTTACAACGCGAAGAATATTTACTATCAAACCATGTATACAGCGAATACTGGCAGGCTTCATATTGGGGATTTTAACAGAACTATTACCCTGCAAACTGAGACAAATTCAGGCGGTACATACCGTCGCTATGGGCACTACAGGGCAGAGTCGTACACCGCTTTTTGCGGTGGCGGTGAGATCATAATCATGGACGCGGGCATCATCGCCGCTTCGGTCTACAACAGTGGTGGCAGCATTAAAATTAAAGACGCAATGACTGCCTCCGGTGCATTCGATAACTATTACGTTGCGTCAGGCAAAGTTACGCAAGAAATAAACTACGGAAATACTGGCGTCAATAGGGCGTTGTTTGGTGGATTTACGGTGACTCCTGAAACCAGTGTCAGGCACACAGCCTCTGGCGTTTCATGGAAAGGTACAGGCTCAGGCTCAGCGACTTTCTCGTTAGGGAAAATCGTAGCCAACGCTGACGCTGCAGTCACCGTTGGCCTGTGGACTTACAAGACATCTTCGTCGGGGAAAGTAACACTAAAGATCCCTGGAGATATTTCCAAAGGCTTAACGCTGCAAACCGTAGATAATTCAAGCGCGTCTGTAAATACATGGACGAAGATTGAAAAAACATTCACCCCAACCGAGTCTGGAGCGATAAGCGTTGAAGTTGAAATGAACTCTGGTGGGTCTAGCAGTCAATATGTTTATATCGACGACTTGGAGGTTTCTCAAGCATGACCATGATCGTTACGGACAAAACTGTCGTTGGTGACACCACCAATTTCATCCTTTGGGATGGCAGCGGATCGTATTACGTAAGCCGGAAAAATCCTGTCACAGATCAAGAGGTCATTGATGAGTTAACGGCAGAGCAAGAGCGAAACAAGCAGATCATTGAAGATCAAGAAAAGCAGCAAGCCGAAATCGAGGCAAACTTAAATGGCTAATACCGTTTATGTCAACGTCAACGGCACTTGGAAGCAGGCTGACGCCTACTACGTCAACGTCAACGGCACTTGGAAAACAGGCACTGAGTTTCAAGCTCGTGTTTCAAATGAATGGAAAGGTGGCACAAGTACTGGCGGAGGGCTGCCATCCATTGCATCATTGCTTGGTCTAGACGTTTCGGATTTTGTTTTGCCTTCAGTTGGTTTAATTGACGCCAACGCCAGCGTTGGCAGCAATTCTCTTGATGTCTCTGATTTTGTGCTGCCTATTTCTGGGCGCGAGCGTTAAATGAACAGACCTGACCCGATGATCCCCTGCAAGCCTGGGGCGGAGGATGTCGAAGCGATGTCCAACAGGGTGCTCTGGTTAGACCATCTTTACGTGCGAGATGGTCGAGATGACCCTAGCCATGAGCGTCATGGCTTTTACACTGGCTTAGCCATTAAATATCAAAACCGGTGATCAAATTGGTTGCAGCAACACTGCTTGGTGTTGGGCTCGCTTTTGGTTCTGCTGCTTTGTCACACCACAAGTACGTTCCAAGCACGTCAGTGGACATAACAGAAAATGGAAACCTCACCACTACCGAAAATGCAGAAAGCCAGTACGGTAGTCACGGAAAAAACGTACCTCACGTCCACCAATGATCAAAAAGCTTGTTTTTGGTGCAGCCGCTGGCGCACTTGCCTTGGCTCCCCTCTCTGCAGCAAAGGCTGATGGCTTCTACCTAAACCCCGAATGGAACGGCGCTTGGAGCGGTTCTAACTTTGGTGGCGCTGTCATGGACGGCCATGTGGGCTGGGAGAAAGGCGCTTTCTACATTCAGGGTGGTCCTTCTTGGCTGCAGCCTGATGGTGGCGACACTGAAGTTGGTTTCTCTGCAAAGACCGGTGCTAGCGCACCACTTTCTGACTCCATTGATCTGTACGGAGAGGTTTCCTTCGCAAAGTACGAAAACATTGACGCAGGTTATGGCCTGAAACTTGGCGGCAAAGTCAAGTTCTGATTACACTTCCAACGCGGGCCTAAACACGGCGAGAAAACCGCAGCCTCCCGGTGGGATCTAATCCTCACACCAAGCCGGGAGGTTTTTTCTTGGAGACAATCATGCAAAAGTACATCAACATTTTGGCGGTAGGCGGATTTGCTCTTGCTGTCGCCAACTCTGCTCTTGTTGTAGTTGCTGTGGTGCGTGGCCCAGCGCTTGTCGAAGAAAACTTAGACAAGATTCAGGCATTGATGATTGAAAAGATGCACAGTGCTCTTAGTGATTCTGTGACTGAGGCAATGCCCAGCCAAGTCAAGGAAATGATGCCCAGCACGACTGGTCCTGCTTTGCCTTTCTAGTGGCCGAGATTCCGACAATTGGCGTTGACAGGGTTTGGGTAAACGCTCCAGTCCTGTCAGTGCCTGCTGCGCCGCCAGTAACGGTCAATATCGGCGTGCCAATTATCGACATGCCTACGTTTGACCCAATGGATTTTAGGCCACAGCAGTCGGTCAAAGATCCTGAAGCGGTGTTGCCCAAACCGTCTAGTCCTGAAGCACCACCACCTCCAGCGACACCCACGCTGCCATCTGCGAAGCCTGCTGCTGTCGATGTAGATCCAAGATGTCCTCCCCTTCGTGCGAAGGAGGTTGGAACGCTTGTCCAAAACGGTTCAAAAAGAATTGCGGGCTACGAGATACAAGACGGTAAATGCGTCGTCTTGTATGAAGAGATCAAGTTGCCTGAACAAGTTCTAGCAGCAATTCCTTCTTTACCGCAGGTCACGACGGTGGGAGTTACGGCTGCTGTTGGTGTGACTGCTGGTCTAGCAACGCCGTTGTTGCTCAAAGCGGTAAAGCCTGCCGTAAAAAAAGCGATCTTGAAAGTTAAGGCTTTGCTGGGGCGTAAGGCGAAACCGGTAAGCGTATTTGAGAGGAGACGGGCGCAGCGGTTGGCACGGAAATAGTGTGCCTGTGCGGCAGAACTTGCCCTGGCTTGGGCTTAATTACAACATCGGCGCAGACAGCAAAGTAAGGCGACTTGGGGTGAA